TAGAGTACGGTGGCGTACGATAGGTAACGATAATAGTATTATGAATTTATTGTCACTTTTTAAGCCAAAATCTCAAGTAAAGGTTGAGGGCATTTCTTCGTTAGCTAATTTTAATACAGGAGACTGGTATAGTCGTTATTGTGCAAGTAAATACGATTCTGCCTACCCAAATATTCAAGCGATTGCTAATGAGTTTATCACTATTATGCCAAAAGTCATCGACTCGAATGGCAAGACCGTACAGAACAACCCAATTCTTAATGCGCTCTATCATCCTAATCGTGTTGATGATTTCGTTTCATTCAGTGAGAAGCTTATTGTTTCTACTTTAGTAAATCGAAATACTTTTATTTTAGTTTGGGCAAAAGAGAACGGTAGCGCCGTAAAGACTACTAATTATGGGTTCAAAGGTCAGAACATTGCTGGATTCACGTTCCTAGAGCATCCAAGTATTACACGCCGTGACAATAAGACCTACTATCAAGTAGGGGCTGAGACTTTTACTGAAGATCAAGTTATTGTAATTTCTGGAGGTGTTGACCCAAGCAACTTATACGCTGGATACTCACCAACCGAAGCCGCCACCCAATGGATTACATTAGATGATTATATTGCTGACTTCCAACGTGGGTTCTTTGAGAACAATGCAATTCCTGCTGGTATGTTTGTCATTGCAGCTCGTACTGCTCGTGAATATAATGATATGGTTGATTTGTTGGAATCTCGACACCGAGGCGCTGGCAAGAATGGTAACGTTACATATTCTCATCGTCCAATCGACCCGACAACGAATAAGCCTGCTGAAGCACAGATTCAGTGGATACCATACGCACAATCTCAAAAGGATATTGATTTTGCGGCTGTGTTTGAACAGGCAAATAAGCGAATTGACATGGCGTATGGTGTTAGCCAGATTATTAAGGGAGTTGATGACCAAGCTAAATACTCAAATGCTGACGTTTCCGAACGCGGATTTGCTAAGCGTGTTGTTTATCCACGAGCGCTTAAGATTTACTCTCGCTTAACACATGAATTAAATAGGATTACTGGTGGAATTGGTGTTGCTATTACTTTTGACTATGAAATACCAGAGATTGCTGACCGCAAAAAGGTTGAGGCGGAAGTTATGGCGACTAACACAGATACTATACTAAAGCTCGTTGATAAAGGTTACGAATTAGATTCAGTCATTGACGCACTCAAACTACCTCAAAACTACAAGCTGCTTAAACTAGGTGAGAACAACACTACCGAGATAGAAAACGACAAGCCTCAAGTTGATGAGGGCGGCGAAGTAGAGAAAGCTCCAGACCCACGCACAGTAGGCGCGCTTAAAGCCGAAGTCTCTGAGTACGACAAGCTGTATAATATTGCGAAGAGTTTTATGCAGAGCCGTGTTGATGAAGCCATTCAAGAATTAGGAATTCAAAACGAAGCTGAAGACGACAAGTTAGAGCGTTTTATAGAAGACTCATTAGCGTTAATCACTCTATTACTTATCTCTAGTGGTACAGATCAATACAAAAAAGGCTTAGACATGGTTAAGAGCGCAGGATTAGACACTGAAAGCACTGACGAGTTTGTTCTATCTGATACTGCTAGAGCGGATTACCGTTCACATCTTACACGAGTAGCTAAATCATATGATGATGAAACTAAAAAGGTCATCAACGATACACTAGAGCGATCGCATCTTGATAATTTAAGCGAAAGTCAGACAAGAGACTTGTTGAGAGATATCATGAACACTGACGAATACAGAGTTGCTCGATTAGCCCGCACTGAAATACAGCGTTCTGAGAGTGTTGGCGATGTGGAGGCGATGAAACAGCTTGAAGCTGAAACAGGAGCAGAAATTGAAAAGACTATAAATCATCCAGTCGGCGCACATTGCCCAGAGTGTCGAGCGCTGGAAGGTGTTTGGAAGCCTGTTGCTCAGCCAATGATAAAGCTTAACGAAGCAATAGAAACAGATAGCGGCACATGGATAAATGATTATGAAGAAAATATCGGCAGCCCTATTCATCCCAATTGCGGTGGTCGCCCAAAATTCAGGATTAAGCAATGATAAAGATAAACTGTAAGTACTGTGGTAGATATTTGTTTGAAGCAGTTACTTCTACTGCTATACAGGGCTTAATCTGCCCAAACTCTAAATGTAAAGCGAAATTGAATATTAAAGTTCTGTTCGCGACTGACTGCTCCGACAAGATAAAACAGCTTGTCTTCACTGAAGATGAGAAGCCCCCTCGCACTCACGATAGCACCTCAGAATGAAAATAAGGCAATGCTCATTTGAGCGCCGAATAATAACCTTAAAAAGGAACGCTAATGGATAAATTCTGGAAGTGGGCGAAAGCTGAAGCCTCAAACGAGTTAATCATCAATGGCACTATTGCTAGCGAGAGTTGGCTCGAGGATGACGTTACGCCAAAACTTTTCAAAGAGGAATTAGCTGCGCGTACAGGCGACATTACAGTGAGGATTAACAGTCCTGGGGGTGATGTATTCGCTGGTGTATCGATTTACAATATGCTCCGTGAATATAACGGACGGGTTGTAGTGAAGGTCGATGGACTAGCCGCGTCTATAGCGTCTCTCATAGCAATGGCTGGAGACGAAATCGTTATGCTACCTGGTGCAATGATGATGGTCCATAAACCGTGGACAATCGCAGCAGGCAACGCAGACGAGCTAGGACGAGCTGTTGAGATGTTAGAGAAGACTTGCGAGAGCATGATTCCAGTTTATGCAAGCCGAACAGGACTATCTGAAGAAAAGATAGAAGAGCTGTTGGCTGCTGAGACGTGGATGACTGCCGCTGAAGCTGTGGAGCTTGGATTTGCAACCGAAGCAGTAGAAGCGAAAACAAGCTTGTCTGACGCTATGAAAGCTGCCGCTAGCTATACCTCAATCGTGAAAGATGCCTGCTTGGCACCGGCAATGGCAATCGCTACACGAGTAAAAAGCGAAGAGACCGAAAAGGTCGAAGAACCTACTGACGATACGCCTGAAACGCCAGTAGAAAATAAATCAGGTAAAGAAGAGGAGAATAAAATGAACGAGGAAATCGCAAAGGCTCAGATTATCGAGCCAAAAGAACAAGCAGAGGTTACGACAACCCCTACTGTTAATGATTATTTGAAGACTCAAGCGTCAGTACGAGACTTTACACAAGTTTTGATGGCAAACGCTGGTCGTACTTTTAATGACGTTAAGAGCGCTTGGCAAGATGTTTTGGTTAAGAATAACTTGACCGACAAAGAGTTTTTCAAATTGCCAGAGCCAGTTGTTTCTGCTATTGAAGACGCTGTAACATCAGGTGAAATCTTTAGCAAGTTGAACAAAACTGGTTTGGATGTATTCAAGGTTACTTGGGACAAAGCCGACGTCGAAGCTGACACGAGCCGTGCAGGCGGACACAAGAAGGGCGAAAAGAAAGACCAACAGGTTATTGACTTTGAAAGCCGTACAATTCGCGCTGGTGTGATTTACAAGTACTTGGTACTGGACAAGCAGACTATCCGTGAGAACAAATCAACGGGCGCATTGATGAAATACGTTCTGAACGAATTGCCTACCCGAATTATTCGCGAGGTTGAGCGTGCTGCTGTTATCGGTGACGGTCGTGAAACTAATGACAAGCGCAAGATTACGTCATTTACTTCTATTAAGTCAGATGTTAAAGCAAAGAACACCTTCGGTGATGAATTAACTATCGCAGCTGGTATGAGCCGCGCTGAAGCTGTAGCACGAGCTAAGGACATGATCCGTACTGACGGTGAGATTGTTCTTATCGCTAAGAAAGGTTTTGCAACAAGCGCACGCTTTGAAAAGGGTGCTGATGGTAAATACTTGTTCCAGATTGGCGCAAAGGCTGAAGACGTATTAGACACAGCTACTATCATTGAGCCAACATGGTTTACTGACGCAACTGACCCAGACTACGACGCATACGTTGTCGTGCTTGGTGCGTACAAGACGGTTGGCGATACTTCTGTAGAAGCCTTCACTAACTTTAAGCTTGAGACCAACGAGGAAGAGTTCTTGCAAGAGCTTTACATCGGTGGTGGCTTGTCTGGCTTGAAATCAGCAATTGGTTTGAAGAAAGCTTAATAGAAAGGGAGCGTTGAGATATGCAATACAATTTGACTGAACAACAAGTTGAGAGCTATTTACGACGCTCCCTAACTCCATTTGAAAGCGACAACTTTGATAACCTATTGCGAATAGCTATCAGTAAGCTTGAAGCACTGATTTGTAGTAAGGTCGGCTATATAGAAGAAGAGCGAACTTTTCAGGGTAGAGACGGGATGAGGTCTGTGTTTATTGGTCTTTGTTCCGAAATTAAATCTGTTAAAGTAAACTCTAACTCAGTCGACTTTGCTACTTATCTAGGAGATAACGCTAGTCAGCTTTGTGACAATATAGTACTGAATAAGCCCACAAAACATACTGACGTAATAACTGTTCGTGCTGGATTCGGTTTGAAAGTAATTCCCGAGGAACTAGCTCAAGTTATATCTGAATTGTTTGCTGTAAAACTTGCTGGAGGGGATAAGATTACTTCTAAAAAGGTCGAAGACTTCAGTATTACTTATGATAAGACGAGCGAGACTGACAGGATTATTGAGAGCTATAAGTCAATACTTGATAAATACAGTCAATGTAGTCAAATCACATTACGTTCAGGAGAGATAAGAAATGACCGTATTCGATGTATTTAAGCAAACTCCTTACATTTTTTTGGAGATTACCAAAGGAACGGTGCGTGGCGACCTTATAAAACACCACACAGGTTTGTCTGGTGTCTTTAAGCAGCGTAGTGGGGTTACGGCATCAAACAACATTCAAGTAACTGATTCGACCGCGACACTGCATGTAAAGCCTGTCGATTTTATAGACTTTACAAGCACTAACATGTTTGTAGGTCATGGCGTTCAAGTCAATGGAGTTTCTTATCAAATTGTAGGCGCGACTGCTGGCATGAACTTCGATACTGATACATTAGAGCATTACACTCTGACTCTGGAGCGTGCAGATTATGGAGACTACTATGGTGAAGCTCAAGAATAATATTGACGCTTGGCAGAGAATTCAAGCAGTGAACGCTAAAAATAAGAGAAAGGGTATTGCTCAGGCTATAATGTCACGAGCGCAAATGCTAGCGCCAGTTGATACTGGAGCACTAAAGCAAAGCGTACGACTAGTCGATAATGGTGATACTACAAGTGTTGTATTCGGTGGCGGTGATGTTCCATACGCAAAACGCCGTCACTATGAAAACAAAAAGAACCCACAAACGTTGAATTATCTAGAAAAAGCAGGCGAGAGCGTGAAGAAACAAATTGATTTTAAGGGAGGTCTTCGATGAAAGTATTTTCACTGTCGCTTTTGAAATATCTAGAAAACAACGAATTCGGTGAAATTGATAAAGATCTATTCTGGAATAAGCTCACTCTCGACAGGAAAGGCGTTTATATCTCTGATATAGGCGGCAACCAGTCGAGAGGCGTTCGCCCTACATACTCATTTGAACTTTATTCACGGGGGAAAGATGATTTGGACGGATACAAGAGATTGGCTAGAATATCTGAATTTCTATCTAATAAGCTCGGCGTGAGTATATCTCTACCTGAGACCAGTTACACAGAGGAAGGCTTTGATTGTGTGGTTTTCGAATCAATATCAACGCCCTTATCTGTCGAAAGGGATACTCAGGGCAGAATGATTTACGCAATAACGGGGCTTGCAAGAGTTAACTAAAAGGAGGAAATATGAACGTAGAAGAGTTCAAGAAAGCACTAGCAAGGCAGAATGGACCAAAAGAAGTCTATCTAGGTCAGCTAGTAATCCCACAAGATATGCTGGGAGATATCGCCGTTAAATACGAAGGCGGCACAACAGAAACTGAAACTCAGGGTGGTACTATTCGCCGTCCAAGCGGTCGAGCTGACACATCAGAAGTAACGCTTACTCTTTACTTGGCTGGTCCAGAAAGTGTGAAGGCTGTTTACGCTGGACTATACGAGGCGGCATCAGGCGCAAAACAGACAGTTGGAAGTGTAACATGGGGCGCTGGAGCTTGTGCAAGTTCTGCAACTACTGTTCCACTACACATTCACCCAGTCTGTGAAGCTAATGACGACTTTGATGTTCACGTATATAGTGTGACATTACCAGATAGCTTCGATACTACATTCTCAGCTAGTGGAGACGACTCAACTCTAGAATTAACATTCCAGATGAACCGCACAGCTAAGGGCTTCTTCCGCTATGGACCAGGTCTGAAAGACAAAAAGGGCAAGTACGACCCTCAAACTCAGACAGTGAAACCACTTGAGGCGTAAGCTAACTGTGAATAAGAATACCCCCCCAACAAGCGGGGTTTTTTTTTCTTATATTTTTTTTGGCAGTCTCGTTTCGTGTCTTTTTCAACCGTATACGAGGCGTTAAAATGAACTCGCGGAATAACTACTTGATATTTTTTTGTAGAATTTGCCGGAACTTTATCGAATGAATATTCTTTAGTGACTGTAGAATTTGTTTTGTCTGATGGTTGTAGAGTGATTTTACATGTTACGTTCATTTCTTTATCCGATGAGTTTGTTAGCTCGAAATTAGTAACCATATTAGCGACGTCGTATTGCTCTGCGAGCGCGGAAGCGGTGCCTGTTATTTTCCCAGATTGAGAGTCTAGAGCTTGCATTAAAGCACCTGCTATGAGCATAGCCAGAAGTGCAAGACCGATAATTTTAGGTATCATTTTTACACCTTTAGGCTGATATTTCCAGTTTAGGTCTTGTGATAGCTTTTTATACCTCTTGTTGTAAGTTTTTTGGTCGAGCGTTCCGTTATCGAGCTGCTTTCTTAATGAATGTAGCTTGTCGGCGTCCTCTTGCGACAATTTTTTAATAATTTTTTCGTCCATTTATACATGCCTCATTGAAATTTAATTTAATGATTATACATTACCACATCTTGCGTCAAAAGTCCCTATGCTCACGATAAAACCTCAAAATTATAAGATGAAAGGGTAAATAATATGACAATTAAATTAAATCTATCAAAATATCAAGGCTATAAAGAGGTTGACTTCGGTGAACCATACGGAGTATTAAAAGTACGTCCGTTAGGCTCGAATGAAAGCCTAGAGATTAATAAGATTACACGATTATCTGTCAAAGCTATAAATGAGCTAATGGCACTACAGGCAGAAATCCAGAAGATTGACAGGTCAAAGATCAAAGACGACGACAAGAGCGTTGTTGAGAAAATAGACCGCGGCAATAAGCTTTTGGCGGAACGAGAAGAGCTTGCAGAAAAAGAGATTAAGATCTATGCTGGCTGTTTCGATGACTCTAAAAAAGCAATGGAAATGCTAGGTAGCTTGTCTAGTTTAGCTATTCAAGATTTGTTCAATGATATCTTTTCTAGTAGAGAAAGTAGGCGTAAATAGTGGCAGTAGTCAACTTAAAGACCTAATTACTCCTGAAGAAAAGGCACGTGTTGAGCAGCGGTACAAGGAGCGCACTACACGGCAAGCCACTGGAGCAAAAGTCGCACCTGAGATGTGGATTATCGCTAAATTGGGTGTAT